TTCATTTCTTGTATATATAATCTAAAACCATTGTCCTTTACAGCACTAGATAATATAATATTTCTTGCATTTAAAAGTTTTACTTTACTTGCTTGTGGCATTGCTACCATAGAGATTCTCCTTTACTTTACGAGTAGCTTCTAAATCTTTTCGTTTTTGCTGCAATCTTTTTTGGCTGTTTAGATACTTGTTTACCTCTTCTAGTTGCCTCTCGCTTTTTAGCTGTAGTCTTGGCATATTCACTGGCAGAAAGAGCCTTAATCGCCGCTTCAGGTAGATAACGTTCACCAGTAGCTTTTGACCCTTGTGTACTAGGTTTACCTGATTTAGTTCTCCATTTCTGTCTTGTCCATGCACGAAGAGATCTCTGTGATTTAGATAGTGCCATTATGCCTGAGCCTTTCGTATTTTATCTTTACCCTTTTTAAAAATATTTACAACTGCTCTTTTCTTCATAACCTTTGCTCGTTGCTCTCCAACAGTAAGAATCTGTATCTTTCTAGCAAAAGGCTTTCTTATCTTCATAACTTTTCTAACAGTAGCACGAGCATCAGCAGGAGTAGCAAATTTTATAGACACAGTATCTTTTGGGTTCTCGTCTGTATAAAGTCTGCGACCAGTACCTTTTGGTTTCTTACCAGTTCCTACTTTTGGATCTGCCATTACTTCCCAACTTTTTTCTGTGCTTTCTTATGACTAGCTGTAAACGACATACCTGCCATCATGTCCTTTCGCATACTTGCCATATGCTTGGCACTATGATGTTTGCTATGTTTTTTAAGAGCTTCTTTCTGTCTAGTAGTAAGAGCCTTCTTCATCTATAGCCTCCACCTTTTGCTTTATATTGTTTGGCTAACATCTGTGCCTTACGAGCAGACCACTGTCCTGCCTTGCCACCTTTCGTACCTGCCTTGATCCTATTGAACAATGCTTTCCTCATAGATGGTTTAGTATAGTTCCCTGCCTCGTTGACTCTGCTCTTTGCCATTACTTTTTCTTTTTAGCTTTCATAATTTTTTGTTGTAGCTGTTTTGGTAAAGTCTTTTGTTTCTTAGTAAGACCATTACCATTAGCTTTCTTCTTCATTGGGGATTTCTTCATTGAGTGATAGGGCATAGCTTTCTCCTTTGCTGATTTAATTTGTACGAACTCATGCTCGTTTCTTTTTTGCCTTATTTCGTTTAGTAATCGCTCTAGCCTTTGCACGAGCATCTGCTTTACTCGAAGCACCCCATGCACGAAGCGATAATAATAATCTAGTAGGTTTGCCTTTAGCATCTCTTTCAGGTCCTTTCATGTTACCCATTCTAGCTAAGAAACTTGCTCGTCTGGGATTGTCACCACTCTTTACTGGTGCTTTTAATGTGCCACCAGTTTGCTTTTTATAACTGGCACGACCCTTAGCATTTAGTCCACCTTTGGGATTCTGTCCTTCTTTTCTTTGCCATGCAGGTGTCTTTGCCATATCGAACCTTTTTAACTATTAATGTTTGTAAGAGTGATGTTGTAGTAGCACCTGCACACTTTTTTACCCCACCCCTACTATATCTCTCTTTGCATATATACTTGTAGCTCTACACATATACTTACGTCAAGTCTATACTAACTTGTATTGTACCTGCAACTAAATTCATAGACTTCTCTATAGGCTTATAACCTGCTCTATCTAGTATGTCTTTACTGGCTTCAAGCTGTACATACTCACTCTTAGCCGATTGACTTAGCTCTAGCATCTTATTCGAGGCTTTCGTAGCATTCAATCCAATACTCTCTCTAACCCTTTGTTGCATATACTCTTGTATATGAGGCAGTCGCAAAGTCTTACTGGCTGTCACTCTTCCTGCTTCACCCTTAGCATATCCTGCTATCTCACTAGCTTTTTTTATACTGCAACCATTTGCTACTATCGTATCAACCAGTAACTTCTGTTTCTTCGTAATTCTTTGCTGTGTTAACAAGAGATCCCCCCTTACCCCCCTTTTGTAAACTACGAACAAATCGCTTGTCAAGGGCATTTATAAGTCCTTGATTCCATTGACAAACACGCAGAGCATATTCTGCCTAGTGTATCAAAACAAGTGGCATGGTGCTTTGCTTCGCTGAATCCCAAGGGTGGTGATTCAGATCAAAGCTACCATTTTGACACACTATTCAGAATATGCTTTTTTATACCACAACTCGGTCAGGATATGATGATGATGACGCACACACATAGTATAAATAACAGTCACTGCCTCGCAGACCACACGAAGCTCGGTGTAGCAAACATCTCACTAATCCTTGGGGGTTTCCGTTGCGACACAGGCAAGGGGATAAGAACTACATTACAGCAAGACATTCGTCATGCCTACATTCCGTTATTATCCCTTTCGTTATGCAGAATCTTGCAGTGACGGACGTAGAACACCTGCGGATTCTTCTTTAACTAAAAGAAGCAAACCATTAGCTGTGTACATATTACCAGTGTTCTACCTGCGTATTTCGTTGGCACATACTCGCCAACGAAATGCCAATCTGTGTTGAATCATAACATGAGCAATGTTCTTTTATTGTCCTTCGGGTTTGTCATACTCTCACTTGTAACGTTTCCTAGGGATACAATGCCATGCGAGGCTACACATTAATCTATGTAGGCATTCTATCCCAATGAAACCTAACAAGCCGAAGGAGTAAAGTGGGATCGACCAAAAAAAGTACAGTGGTCTTTTTTTCGCAGACATTTGACCAACAAGAAACCAAGCAAGGTATTGCTTGTGCTTTCTTGAAGGTCTAAATGCGACACCACTTGACTGCCTTCCGAGAGCATTAAGAATGGAAGAACAATAGAACATTGTCATGCTATGATTCTGTTTTATATAAGCCGACCACTAGGTCAAACATTAACGACATACATAGGAGATATTAATATGTCAAAAAATACTAAACAACCTACGACTACACCAGTAACATCTAACCCTACTCAAGAATCTCTTGACCAAGGCATCTCTAATCAAGTTGAAATGTTTATCAACAACTTCAACTTTGATGAAGTCGAGCCTGAGTCAAAGAGAAAACGATACACTGCATCACCATCAGACGTAACAGATAGTGGTCAGGATAATCCATTTTGGAACGTATCGCTAATCGTAAGGCTAGGTGGTTACGTTGCTAAAGCTGAGAAGTCATATCAAAAAGCTATACAACGAGCCGATACAATCGAGAAAGAACTCGAGAATGGCAAAGACTGGTATGCAGATGATTCCAATGGTGCTTCAATCTTCCAACAGAACGAAGCTAATATCGAGAATGCTGAATTAGAGATGAATCTATTTCGTCAGATATACGAAGCTGTACTCGATACACCTTGGGAGGGTGCAGAGAAACACGAGAAACATCTCGATAGCATCTTCAATCCTGCTACTCTTGGATCTATGAACTCTGGTTCAAAGCTCAAGAACTCTGCACAAGATGCAATGCTCAAAGTCAGAGCAAGAAAATCAGGCAGATCTCTTGCAGAACAAAAAGACTTCGAGTCAAGAGTAGATACAGCATTCAAGGATTATCCACAGATTGGACTTCCTATCGACATATGCAAAGTATCAGCCAACAAAGCTGAGGATATGTTGAGAGATGCGATCAAAGAAGCATCAAAGCCTATCAAACACAAGGCTTAACATCTATACGGAGGTAGGGATTTATTCTCTACCTCTTTTTTTTATACGACCAGTAAAGGAGTTTGTCGCACCACTCGTAGATTGCACTGGCTTTCAGCCAGGGCAACTACTCACTGACAAACAATAATACTTTTTCCCATGTCGTACCACCCACCCACCCACCGACATGGGATTGTCAACTCTAGCGTGTAATAGCAACGCCAAGTAAAATTACACCATAACTTTGGATTGGAGATTCAAAATGATTTATATAATTTGTATTGTACTCGGTACAGTTGGCACTGTACTTTCAATTATCTATGCTTATGAATGGTCAGGTGCAGACCCTTACATCTACACATTTATAATAGCATATACTATCAGCCTAGCAACTTTGAACTATGGCTGGTATCATACAAGAAGAAGTGTGAGAAATGACAATGAATAACTTCTTCTTAATATATATGATATGGATATTACTCTGTATCATTTCGTTTGTTACTATGATCTATTGTCTAGTAGCATTTAACCCAATGGTTTAACACGGAGGTAAACATGAACCATATGACACAACTCGCAAAACTCGTAGACAAGAAAGGTGACTATGCTTTCCAAATCAAAACATTACCAATGGCAGGTTGCATTGACAATGATGGTGCAACAAACTTAGTCAAATGCAATGATCGTATGATGATTGTAAGAGCAGATACCAATGAATATCTTGGCAATCACTCAACATCATACAGACCAGTAACTCATGCACAAGTGCTTGAACCTATCGTTGATATAGCAGACAGCCTCAAAACACCATACATCACACAGATAAATATGTTGGACAATGGTGCTATGATGGACACAAAGATTATATTCAAAGAAATATGCTTTGATGATCCTGCTATGCAAGACTACATTGCATTTCAGATTACACTTCGTAACTCTTACAATGGTATCTGGTCTGTTATGATACAAGCTGATGGCTTACGTTTGTGGTGCATGAATGGTTGCACAACACCTGATAAGATTGCCAACTACAGACAAAAGCATAATGGTATTTTTAATTACAACTTTGACCATATCAAACATTCAATCAACTTGTTTCGTG